CAATGGGGTGACGTCAAGTTTCGGCAGCTTCAACGCCGGCAGGCTGATCGGGGGAAGCCCGCCCAGTTTTCTCACGTCGTTTGTGACGGCCTCCACCATCATTCGTATTCCAGTGTGAAGGAGTTCGATTGCTTCGAGCGCTCCGTTCACCATCGTCTTCGTGAACCATTGCACACCGAAGGCAACCCTGGACCAGATCTCCATGAAGGTTTTCCCTGCTTCGCCTGACTCGATAATTCTTTCTCGGAATGCGAACAGGGCCGTGGCCCCAGCGAGGATACCTGTCACCACTGCGACGAACGGGTGGCGTGCCAGAACCCCGAAGAATCCGGAGGAGGCTCCCGTGGCCGTCGCTGCGCTACCCGTAAACAAGGCGAGGGCTCCGGTTGCGATCCTCACACCGATCGTGAACAAAGCAAACGCTGTTATCAAGGCCCCCATCACTTCACCGTTCTCGGCCAAGAAGCCAGTCAGCCCTGTGATCACCGGTTGCAGGTTTGTCATCAGCTCCGTGAATGGTGGCAGCAACGTGTCCACCAAAGTCAAAACGAGCAGCGCCAGATCACCCATCGCTGGGATGATCGGGATCAAAGCCTCAAGGAACGCTGGCAAAGTTCCCGCGATCTCGGCAATCACCGGCAGCAGGCTTTGGAACAACTCCAGCAGCACCGGTGTGGCCTGATCAATGAGCGGCGTCAATTGCTCCACCAGGTCCATGATCGCCGGGGCCAAAGCCGCACCGATCGTAATCCCCGCTTCCTCAAACCGCGACTTCAGCAGTAGCATCTGCGCGTTGAATGTCTCGAGCTGTTTGCTCGCTACCTCATCGGTCGTGCCGGCTGCGTTTCGAAGCTCTGCCTCGTAGGTCTTGATGGCCTCCGATGTTCCCATGAGGGCCTGCAGCGATCCGAGGGACTTATCTGAGAAGCCCAGCTGGAGAAGGGTGGCCTTTTGTGTCTCATCCGACATGCCGCCCAGGGCTGTCTCCAGGTCCCCGATGATGTCGCCAAGGTTTGCCATCTCCCCGGCGCTGTCGAACACCTCAATGCCCATGCGACGGAAGGCACCCTCGTTTTTGATCGCCTTCGTGGTCAGGTCTCGGAGCACGATCGAGAGCTGCGTACCGGCAAGCTCTCCCTTGATACCCTGATCGGCGAACGCGGCAAGAACGGCCACGCCTTCCTCGACGTCTTTCCCAACCGCTCGAAGGGACGCACCCGCTTTGGTCGTCAGCGATGTGGAGAATTGTTCCACCGAAGCGTTTGCCAGCGTGTTCGCCTTCACAAGGACGTTTGAGACGCGAGCCATGTTTTCCATGTTCTTTACCGCGTCGTCGCGAATCGTCAGCCCCAGGGCGCTCTGAGCGTCTGTGAGGAGGTCTGTGGCCAGCGCCATGTCGAACATGCCGGCCTGAGCGAACTTCGCCACTGTGGGCATCGCCTTGATCGACGCCTCGGCATCCAAACCAGCGGACGCCAGGAAGAAGAACGACTCGGCGGCTTGCTCTGCGGAGAACGTTGTCTCGAGAGCCATCTGCCTCGCGGCCTGCGCCATCTCATTGCGCATGCTGTCTTCGACGTCGCCCATGATCGCGAGGGACTTTGTGAGCGCCCCATCGAAGTTCGCGAACTCACGGACCGAAGCCGCACCGATCACACCAACGGCGGCCGTCGCCCCAAGTGCTACCTGTGCTGCCCGCTTGCCAAAGTTGACCAGCGCTTTCTCTGCATCTGCCAAACCCTTCGGGTTGAACTTCGTCAGGATCGGGATATTAATGGCCATTAGCGCACCTTAATTCTCTGGTTGACTTTTTCAGCGTGTTTGTTGATCGTCTCGATCGTGAGCTGATTGAGGAGGCGTTTCCTCTTTAAGAACCGGGTGAAGGCGAAACGTCCGGGCTCTTGCATGACCTGATCCTCGAGGGCCTTGATCAATCCGTCGCCCTGGCCGTTCAGTCTGTGCTGCCTGACCTGGCCGTCCGATCGGGTGTATTCCTTCGAGTATTCTTTCGGGGGTCGTCTCCGGATACCGGCAAGCTCCGCGTAATCGAAACCGATGCCGCGTGCCCCACCGGTCATGGCAATGTTCACGAGCCTGTGGGATCCGTCTCTGCGTTTCCCTGGGGTGAACTCGATCCGGGGTTTGTTCACTCCACGCCAGCGGGTCTTTCCTTTGTGGCTCATGCCGCCACCCTTGGAGGTTTTCCGCAGCGGGGACTGTCGTGGGATCTCCGTGGCCACCTGGTTTGCGACGGGACCAAGCTGCATTCTCAGATCTGATCTCAGGGCTCGAATCGCGCCGTCCTCGAATTGCTTCAGCTCGCGCGTGACTTGTTGCACGTTTTCGACCGAGACTCGTGACTTGATCACCCTGTACCTCTTTCCCGCTTTCTATTCTACCGGCGGTCAAGTGGTACCCTTTTGGCCGTTCGGGGCTCTGATCTGCCCCATATTTTTTTCTATCTTTTTTTTGTTTTTATTAGGTTTTTTCTGGTTTGTATGGTTATATATACATATGAACACAGCAGCCAAGGTCCTCACCGAGACAATCGCAACCTGGAACATCCTGGACATCGCGATTCGCCTCGTCAGCGGGATCATCGGTTGTATCTAATCCCAAAGAAAGGACCTACCAAAATGAACACCACAGCCCCTATCGCAGTCACCTTCTACAGCGCTAGCGTCATCGAGCAGGAAGGCTTCACGTTCACCTGCCGCTTCTGCCACCGCGATGGTCTCACCGCAGACTACGCGATGCTCAACAACCCGAAGCTCGGTCGCTACGAGAACCTCTGCATCACCTGCGCTGATGAAATGCGCTTTACGATCCACGAGGACATGAAGGCAATCCGCGAAGCAATCGCCCAGATCAACGATGACGAAGAGGTCTTCGATCTTCTCGAGGCCGCTGACAGCGTCGACTGATCTCGAAACAAGAAAGCCCCCACCGATCGGGTGGGGGTTTTCTACTTGCGCTTACGACCGGAGGCCTGCTGCTGCTGATGCGATCTGTTGATCAGGTATCTCTCGATCGTCCACAACATTCGCGGCTCCAGCTCGAGCAGCTCCCTGGGGCTGATCCCTGTCTCGACAGCGATCACGGCGATCTTCCAATGCGCGGAGGAGTCGCCCAGGCCTTCTATTTTTTTGCGTCTTGTGCCTCGACTGAATCTACCCGCGCCAGCCAGTCATCGAAGCTTTCGCTTTTCGGGATCGTGGCCGTGCGCTTGCACACCGACCAGGCAATAAAGAACAGGTGGGTCAGGCGCATGTTTTTCTCCAGCGCTGACATGCTCATGTCGAAGTGTTGCTCGAAGGCGACAATGTCTGCCGCCCGCGCTTCGACTTGCTCGGTCGTTCCGTCGAGGTACTTGATAAGGAGTGAGAACTTCATGGCCTCACTCTATCAGGTACTAGGAGGTTGCTCGGGTAATTCCGGATCCAGATGCGAGGGGCCACGTCACGCTCAGCGTGGCGAGGTCGCCGACTGAATTCTCGAAGGGGTTGTATTCCGTGACCAGGAAAACTCCGGAGAACGCAGGGTTCCCCGTGCCGGTCGAGTCGCTGGTCGCCTTGACCACCACGGTGGCTTGGGATCCCAGAAGCGGCCAAAGGGTCGCATCGACTGCGGCGGCCCCGAAGTCCTGGTGGAAGTCGAGCGTGATGCTCGCATCCTTCAATCCAGCGACCCGTGATCTCCAGTCGTTTCCGAAGCTCGAAGTCTCGACTTCCTCGGCTGTCGTGTTCAGTGTCACGTCAGCGATTGAGCCAGAGAAATCTGAGCCATTTATTGTGATGTTATTGTCGGTAGCTACGTAGCGGGCCAACTTGATCTCCTATGCTTGCGCGTACACCGTGACTTGGAAGTCGGCGGCGAGGTACGTTGTTTCTCCTTGTAATGATACAGCACCGATGTTATTCAGCGCCTCGCACCGAACGTCGAACGCTGTCCCGCTCAGGGTCTTATCGCTCTCGATCGCATTCTTGATTGACTGCGATCCGTTCGATGCGTAATCGTTCAGTTTTCGCTGTGCGATCCTGTCCGATGCTCTTCCCACCAGCACGGTCACCGTGAAGTTGTACCGGGCTGTGCCTCTCCCGAAGGCTTCGTCGTAGGAGATGTTTTGCAGCATCACCACGGCCACGGGAGGGTTTGGGTTGTCTGGGATCTCCGACGCGGTTCGCAGACCGCTGACGGTGGCCAGGTTTGTGGCAAGGCCTGATCTCAGATTGGTTATGCTCACGCCATTCTCACTTTACGGAAGGGGGCGAGCAAGGCTTCGATGTCGGGGTCGATTCGGCGCACGTGAACTACACCCAAATCTCCCATACCATAGCTGCCGAGGGGGCTATCGTTCCGCTTGTAGAGACGTGCGCTGTAGAAGACGCAGGCCTGCCTGACGGCCGTGGGAACGGTAGCGAATCCGAACGTGCCCGTCACTTGGACGGTTGCCTCGATCGCGTTGACGCTCGTGGGGTCCCAGATCGGGAACAAGTAGTCACCGATCGCACGGATCCTAGTGAACGGGGTCTCGAGGCCGCCGGCCAAACCGTTCAGTGGCTCCAGCTGGTAGTCGCCTGCCGACCAGGTCGTGTCGAACGTTTCGCCCGTGCTCGATGTCTTCAGTGTGGTCAAGCTCACCAGGTCGTCGATCTGCACTGTGTAGGCATCCTGTGGAACGTACACTCGTGTCGCTGTGCCCGATGTGAATTGTCTTTCGCAGTGATTCTCGATCTCTCGGCTGGCTGCCTCGATGTTCAGTTCTAGAATCGAGTCGTCGACGTTGTCTGTTATTCTCAGCGCACTTTTCACATCGGCAAGCGTGCAGAGACCTCGTGTGATGGCCATGTAAACCTCCACTCCCAGTTTAGCGGTCGGTCAGCCATTCGTTCCAGCGCCTGATCCGCAGGTCCCACGGGCTCTCTGTGTAATCTTCGGCGGCTCTCTTGCCCTGGTAGAAGTTCATGTTCATCATGTAGCTGCGCGAGTTTCGCTCTCCGAACTTCGGGTTCGCGTGCAGTGTGCTCGAGTTGTCGTGATGGATCGGGACTTCGATTCGGTCGATCGTGAATCCGGCGTGCTCGATCCTGCGCTGCCAGTCGTTGTCCTCAAAGTAGGCCGGGTAGAATCTCTCGCTGGCCAGACCCACTTTTTGGATGACTTCGTCCCCGATCACGAATGTATGCCAATGGGGAGGCGCTGCCATCAAAGTCAACCGATCGGATCTGGCCTCTGCGATCCTTGCCAAGTTTCCGGGCTGGAACATCACATCGTTACTGGTAATGGTCCACCGGTTGTGGTGTGGGAAGAGTTTCACCCCAAGGTTCCAGGATCCTGCCACCCCCAGGTTTGACGGAAGGTTCAGGACGTGAATGTTGTCGATGAATTCCGTGTGCAGGACGTCGTGGAACTCTCCCCCGTTGTCGATAATCAGGAGGTGCTCGATCGGGTAGTCGATCGATTGAATCATGCGGCGCAGCAGATCGTACCGGTTGAGCACTGGGACGATCAGGGGAGGAAGCATTCAG